GTAGAGGGAGCCCCCGACCGTGGTGAGCTTGGGGAAGGCCGTCTTCGTGTCGGCACCGCTCGCGCAGAGGTAACCCCCGACCGTGGTGAGCTTGGGGAAGGCCGTCTTCGTGTCGGCACCTCTCGCGCAGAGGGAGCCTGTGATTTCCTCGAAGTCGTAGACTACTCCGGGGGCGGCATCCAAGTCGCCTTGGTGGATTTTGAGAGTCTTGTTCATGCTCCCTCCTCCTCAAGCCCAAGGCCGGGTTGTCTCGGGTCTTCCGCGAAGACGATGTCCTTGTAAGCGAACTTCCTGAATCCGCTGATCTTACCCTCGATCTTGCGTTCCACGATGGAGGCGGAGAATGAAACCTTGCGCTCTCCCTCATCCTCCGCCTCAGTGATTTCCTGCCATGCCGTGACGAGTTGGTTGGCGAAGAGTTGGACGATGCCACGGATGATTTCAGCCTCTAGGGGACCAAAGAAATCCGTATCAAGAGTAATGTTATTGCTCATAGTTTTTTACGGCTTTTGTTACGGCTATCAGAAATTGTTAACGATTTGTTTGTGCGCCACCTCACGATGATGCTTGAAACAAAGCCACCTAACTGCAAGTGGCTTTGAATAATCAGAGTGATTCGCCTCTGATTTTGGATCACCGCAAATCTCGCATGGGTTCTTTATCAATCTTTCATCCCTAACTGCATTTGATACTGCGTTTCGGGACTTATATTTTTCGGGATACAAAGCCCTTATTTTCTTCTGATAAATGAGACATTTTTCCCTGCGATGCTCCGTCTTTCTACGGAAACGCTCATATTCAGAAACTTTCTTTCTTCCTTCTGGTGACATATAGCGGATCGAAACATCAAGCTTGGTGCATTCCTTGCACTTATTAAGATGTCCATCAGCCATTTCCTTATGCCTGTAAAAGTCATTCAATGGCTTAACGGCTTTACATTTGAAGCATTGTTTCATATTTTTATTATTAGATTAGCTATGTTTTTTAAGAGGTATCATGCGCCTCTTAATTAAAAGGGATGTCGTCCTCGGCAAGATCCTGAACAGGAGCAGAAGGCTTGTAGCTGGAAGGAGCGGATTCCGTAACGGCCTTCTCCCATTTTGCTTTCGGCTCCCCGTAGAACTTGACTTCATTCCTTGCGGGAAATTCACCGGCTGGCTTGATCTTGATTTGCACCTTGCCAGCAGTTCCCCGGCAAGTATCGGCGGTATATTCGCCATCGTCGTAGGCATTACGGGTTCCCGTCTCCTTGGCAAAGGAGAGGAGCTTGGGAAGGACGGAATCCAGAAGGTAGTCGGTGACGAATCGGAAGCCTCCATTCTCATCATAGACTTTCAACTTCAGTTCGATCATCTCGTTCCTTTTCTTGGAAACCTTGTCCCATGCGTCGATGGTTTCAAAATCATAAACCCCTTCAGGGAGGAGGTTTTCTGATGCCAATTCTTCTTCGGTTTTAGGCGTGAATTTCATGATGCTTGTTTAGTTTGGGTGTTGTTTTTTTGTGTTAGGAAACTTTCTTCTTTAGGTAACTGATCCACTTGTTGATTTGCTCGGATGTCATCTCTTCCCAGCTATCGACTTGGGCCTTGGTGAATCCCTTTTCGATTTCGGATGGAGTGACCTTGACGATCTCCAGAAGGCGGCGAACCTCGGCAACCTCCTCCGTGGTGGCGAACGTCAGAGGGACAACCTCGGCTTCAATGAAATCTTTCCCGTAGCGTTCGGAGAAATCAGCATACTCAAGGGGAAGTGAATCACCTTCAGGGAATCCCGTAAGGCGTGACTTGCGGATGATTGCAATACGGCTCTTGCCTCGCTTCTGTGCTTGAAGCGTCAGATCCAGTTCATAGATCAACTTATCCCAAATATCGGCAATCTTTCCAATCTCGGCACGTTGCCCGGTCGATGCGTCAAGACCCCACTCGGTCACTTCATGGGCAATAAACCAAACATTGATGTCGGCTTTCGCAGTCCAGTTGACGAGTTGGCGCATGAAGGAAATGGCGGGTTTCTTGGAAGCCCCGAAAGCGTCTTTGTCTCCTAGCTTCTCGGCCTCGTTCGCAATCGTCGTCTGAAACAGCTTCGTGATGGAGTCGATGACAATGGTCTTAAACTCGTGCTTCTGGCTGGCGAGTGCCTTGAATTGGTCGATAACAGTCTTGAAATCAAGACTACCATCCTGCGGCCCAAGGTATGCGCCCCCGGAAGCGGCAAGGCGTTCCTGATAGTGGGCAAGGTCGGCACCGCCTTCTGTGTCGATGTAATAGACGCTAGGGAAAGCTAGGGAAAACCAAGTCTTTCCGACACCTGAAGGGCCAAAAATAAGGCCTTTAGAGTGTCCCTGTTTGGTGATTTCAGGCTTGCGTGCTAGGAGTTTAGGTGTTTGTGTTGACATAGATTTGAGTTCTTTTAAGGGTTCTTGGATCTTTAAGAGGCCATTGGGTTGCCGCCCGGTGGCCTCATTTTTTTACTTGGTTTTGGTTACGTCTTTGTGGTGGGCGATAAGTTTGATGAGGTAGGTAATTGCCTCGCTCGACTGATTCTCAACCGACTTCAGAAACGCTTCGATTTCCTGAACGAGATTTGCCGGGTGAACTTCGGAAGCCTTGGTTGCCTTAACCTCTGGGGTTAAGACTTTGGGGGTTTCCTCCTTCTTTTGCTCCTTAATGATGGTTTCAGATGTAATCATAGGTTGTTTTGCTTTGGTTAGTCCCTAGCGGTTTTCGCTTGGGAAAGTTGGAGTTGATGTAGATGGATATGTGCTTTGAATTCGAAGCCCAGTTCTCCGATGGAGTTGGGATTTCTCCCAGCCAGTAATACGCTTGTAATAAATCCATGCCCTTTTAATGAATGATGGACGCACATATTTGATTGCATATTCTAATGTTGGATCGTTTCTCATTTCTTTTTTGACTTTATAAGCTTTTTAAGTTCTTCGATTCGCCTCTCCTTGCGGATTTGCTCGGCAATGGCTGTTGCGTAAAAAGGAGTTCTATTTGCTTTGGGTTTTTTCATTTCAGGATTGTTGAGAGGAAAGATGAAAGGGCTTCTGTGAGTTCTTCCCTCCCCCATACAAGGATCAGGAAAACGGCGAGTGATAGAACGGCGATCATTCGCGTGGGACTTGGAAGGAAATCGCAATGAGAAAAACGAATAGCGAAAGAATGGTGATATTCTCCGGGGTCATGCTTTGAGGAGTTGGGCTTTACGGCGTTTGAAATGCTGGCTCATGGAGCTTGCGAACGTGGAGGGGTTGGGATTGACGGGGATTCCCTTCTCAACGAGGATGGTGTGGATCTCGCGGAGGGTGTAGCCCTTGGCGTGAAGGGTTGCCGCTGGTGCGACTAGATCCCGGTAGGCCATGCGCTTTTTCGAGGGCATCGAATCGGCTAGAGATACGAGGGCTTGAAGGTTCATTTTGATGATGCGGGTTGAGTCAACCCCGTAAGCAAAAAAACAATCTGGTTATTCAAGGTTCTCTGATTTTTTTGCGCTTCCCTTGCTAGAGCGACTTTTACCTCTCGCGGTATTCTCAAGGACAGTTGCGATTTCTCTGCCTTCTTTTTCTGCACGTTCGGTTGCAATGCGGATAGCTTCATAATCTTGGGATGACAAAGAAAGGGTGGATGCTTTGATAATGAGGATTTCGGTAACAAATTCTGAAAGGGTTTTGTTTAGCCTTTGCGCCTCACGCACAAGGCGAACGCGCAACGTCCGAGGGATTCGGATGGTCATCGGTTCTTTGTCTGGTGCGTGGACGTTTGCCATGAGTCGAAAGTATTCGGGTTGACTCAACCTTGCAACACCTTTTTTAAAAAATCTTTGATTGCTCGTAGAGCCTTACAGAATCAAGGTTCGCGGCAGATCGCGATCCCAACAAACCAAAAAATCACAAACCCTGAAATCAATCCGACGATTGAAAACGCATAGGCCCAATGTCCCACAATAGCCTCGTGGATCAGAACAACAACCGCCATCACAACAGGGGTTAGAATTACCGATAACACGGCACCAATCCAACCCATGAATTTTACAGAAAGACAAACCGTCCACCCCCAAAGCGAAAAAAATAGAATCAGGGAAATCCCTTTGAATGTCTTTCCTATAAAATCCAAAATCGACACTTTATCTCACCCTACGCCCGGATGACGCCCCATCAAATCCACCGTAAACAGGGGTTGATCCACTCCCGCCATACTGCGGGTTTCGTGTCCCGGCCTCTCCCGTGTATGGGTTGTAATTCCCTTTCGTCGTCCAGTTGTCATTCGGGTTCCCGTTTGGGGTGGAACGATAATGCCCGTCAACGGTAGTCCCGTTCTGGCGGGTGTAGCCATTCACCCATTCTTGAGCGCAAAGGGTGGACGCGATGGAAAGGAGGGAAACAAATGCGGCGATCTTCTTCATGGGGAAAATCGTATCACCCAAAAATTACCCATCAAATGAAAAGAATGAACGGCATAAAATGGTGGCAGAAATGCCGTAACTGATTGCCGTAACTTTTTGCCTATCGACCACAAAACCTGTATTTATAAGGGTTTACCGGCGGTCGGGTTCGAACCGACACTTTTACGATTAAAAGAGATAACAGAGTAAAACGGGCCTCCTGTTCATGCTTTTCCTTGCTTTTTCATGCTTTTCAGCCGTAAATAAAAGCCGTAAGAAAAACCCTATGGCAAGCGTCCGAAAATCCAAAATCTCCCCGTTCTGGCTTGCCGATATGCGGGTATGGAAATCCGTCCCCACGCATCCCCGTGGAGGGTATATCTCCAAGACCACGAAATCCACCAAGGTAAGCGTCAAGGAATCCCGCCGAACCGCTGAAGCCGTAGCCGATGAAATGGAGAGGACGGCGAACGAATTGCGGGGGAAAGCCGGGATGGATCGCCTCACGTTTGAGAAAAGGCTTGAATCCCTCATGCGCCTTGCCGGGGCAGAGGTTCCACGCAAGGCTACAACGTGGAATGATTTTGCCGCCCAATACCTCTCGGAGTCGGATGCCGGGGAAAGCTCCCTCGTCAAATACCGGGGCGAGATAAAGCAGTTTGCGGATTACCTTGGGGCTAGGGCATCCCATCCCCTGCGGGATCTTACCCATGAGGACATAACGGGATTTTACTCATCCCTTCAATCTTCAGGCCGCACCAAGGCAACCGCTACAAACACAACCAAAACAATCAAGGCCGTCCTGAAGAGGGCCTTCCTGCTTGGCTACCTAGACAAGAATCCCGCCGACTTGGTGAAGTTCGCTAGGGGTAACGGGGTCACGGATACAAGCCGGCAGCCGTTTAGCAGGGATGAGGTGGCGCGGATTCTAGCAATCGTAAAGGGAGAGGAGAGGATCTTTGTCCTGTTCGGGTTGACCTTTGGCCTCCGGGCTACCGATGCCGCAAGGCGATCTTTTGAGGAAATCCACGAACAAGACGGGATGCGGGTCATCTCATTCGTCCCCCAAAAGAAAAGCCGCATGGGAAGGAAGGTGACACTTCCTGTCGTCGGGGAACTGGAAACCCTCATACCAAAGACGGGAACCGGGTTCATCACTCCATCACTTGCCGGGATGAAACACCCCGGAAGAAAATTTGAGACGGCAATGGATCTTGCCGGGATTGATCGAAAGGTTACGAAAGGCAAGGGCAAGGGGAGGTCTATCAGCGCGAAAACTTTCCACTCCCTGCGGCATACGGCTTCAACATTCCTCATGGAAAGCGGGGCAGATTCCCGGATGAGGCAACTTGTTTGCGACCATGATGATCCCCGGATGAACGCAAAATATACCCATTCAACAATCGCAGAAATGGGCAAGGCGATAACGAAAGCCCTTGCTCCAGCAACCAAAAAGAAGAAGAAGTGATTTTATGAAATGGATAAAGCGCATTGCGCTGGCTATCACCACACTTGTTCTAGTGGGGTTTATTGCGGTTTGCTGGGATGAATACTCCTACAAAAAGCGCAACGAGGAAGCAGAAGCCGCATACAAAAAGAAGTTCAATACTCAGATTTCCAAGGAAATCCTTAGATCGGAATTGTCTGCCCTTCCGACACGTTACCGCCAAGATGGTAAAGAGACGGTCTTTATCACGGAACTGGATCAGACCCGCCCGATTTGGTGGTATGACATAGAGAATAATATCCTTTTGGGAGTAAGCCCCGGAATAGGACACACCTTTATCGCTGAAAGAAAAGCAATCCCTGTAAATCAATGAAAACACCAATCGCACTACTAGCTGCCATGTCATTCTCAATTTGTGGATGCGTCCCAATTACCGGGATGGCAATGCAAAAGATTCAACCGGGAATGACAAGGGAACAGGTGATAAAAATCACAGGGAATCCCAATGGATTCAAGTCTGCGGGAGACACGGAAACCCTTTCCTACACGGATAGGCCGATTGATTGGAACACTCCGAACAGGGCTGATTTTCAGGTTGTCCTAAAGAATGGAAGGGTTATTTCATGCGGTGCATCAGAGGTAAGGAAAAACAATGTTGGTGTCATCGGGATTGTCCCCATGTAGCCTACTGACTCCGCAAAGCCTCGCCATAGCGTTGCAGGATCAACCTCCTCCTCGCTATCGCGGCGTTGTAGATTTGCCTGTCTGACGGGGATAGAGACTGAATGAACTGCATCTCATTGTGACTGTTGTTCGTGAAATTGCTCATCACGCTCTTTTGGAATCCTGAATAAATTGTTCCAAGGTTCATGCCCTGATTCTGAAGATTGCGGATTTGCTTCCTAGCCGCCGCAAAGTCTCCATCCTCCAAGGCGTAGCGGAGTTGTTGATATGGGGTTACTGGGTATCTTCCCCTTGGCATATGTTGAGGATGATTCTTTTGCATCCACTCTCTAGCCATGGGATAGACTTCCGTGATGGGGCTATACCGATGCACTTGGATTCCAGCACTAGAAAGGATCTGTTCTAGTGGGGAAATTGGATTGTTCGCGCTCGTCTGCGTCCACGAACGGGTAAGGGATTGAACAGGCATAGGCAACGCCCCGGTAAGGATGTCTTTAATCGCAGTTCCAAAGGTGACTTGTTCACCACGATAATTAACTTGATAAACTCCTTCTTGAATTGATTTGCCAACAACAGGAGAAACCCTTCCAGAAATAAACGCTTGAGGATCGTGGACGAGTTTCCAAACGTCCTCGGCGACAGTCCTGACCCCATAATAGCGGTTGCCAATCTTGACTTCAAACGGGTGACTCCAATCAGGCTCCCCGTTCTCTAGTGTATTCACGATCTGAGCGAGGATGATGTTGGTAGCCGCACCAAAGGCGAGGGCTGAAAGTTGCTCTCCCCCGGCCTTGCTTCCAAGTCCCCTAATCGCTTGCGCCACAAACTTGCCTCGGGCTTCCAAGAAGTCGGGGGCAAGAAGGGCAATCTGCAAGATATGTTGCAGGGTTGGATTCCTGCCCATGTCGGCATAATTCAAGTGACCATAAGCGGCGTTCGCCTGTCTTGCTGAAAGCCTCATCACTTGTTCCTCTGTGATCTTTCCAGAAGCTAGATCCTTGGCGAATCGCTTCATATTGCGTTCCTGAATATGCTCGGCGGTCTTGAGCTTCAGGCCGGGGATATACCTCTCAAAAAGCATCCTCTGATATGCCTCTAGCCCATCTGCAAGGGCCTTGGTTCCTTTGCCGCCAAGTCCATTTGGAATCTTCCGGGCAAGGATGGTGACAAGGTTCCTATCCCCTCCCCCCAGCCCTTCCATGAATAGGGCTTGGCTGATCTTGTCGTGAGCCAGCATCAAGCCAGCTTGCGCCCATTTCATTTGTTTGGGATCACGCAAGTCGATCTTCTCGATTCCAGACATCATATTCACCCTGTGATAAGCGGCGTGAATACCCTCCTGCACCTGATGGAATGGTGATGCCGTGAACATCGTTGCCTTTGCGTATCCCTGAACGTCATCAAACAGGAACTTGGCAAATCCCTTCAGCCCATTGTGAATCGGGTTATCATTCCTCTCATTCCACCAATCGCGGATCGCAGAACGTCCCAAGACATTCCGCAAGTCCTTGAAGATTGCCGGGTGAACTTCCAGATTGCCTTTAGAGAGGATGTTGCTTCCCTCGTCGGTTTTTCCAGCAAAGGCCCAATCTTTCAAGGCGGGTTGGTCTAGGCTCCTGTAATCGGTATGATTCTCATCCCGCATATCCGGGAAAACCAAGTGGGTCTTTCCATTCTCAGTAATGGTCGGGCTACCGCCTCCCGTTGGGGGAGATAAAAGCCTCCTTCCGTCAGCGTCCTTGCCCTTGGAAAGATCATGCACAAACCGCCGCGAGTTAATCGCGTTGTTCATGTCATTCATATAAACCCCTAGAAGGTTGGCAATGTCCTTGGTCTTGGGCTTGTAACCAAGTTGCTCCCCGGTGAAGTGATCTTGAATCTCCCTTTCCTTGGCGAATTTGAAGTTATCCGAAAGCCTCTTCATGCTAGATCCTGCGGGTCTAGCGGGTTCGGATTTCCAAAGGTGGGGAACGTAGTTTTCAATCGTCCCGATGTCGATTCCCCATTTGAGGCCGCGATTGCGTAGAACACGGAAAGCATCCGTTACCCTCTTGGCAACCTCTAGCTCCTCCGGGGATAGGTTTGCCGCCGCCTCATAGCCCTTACGCAACTCCTTATCCTTGGAGAGTCCAGCCCTTGCTAGGAGAAGGTCACGGCTTCCCCCGGCTTCAATCCAGTTCGTAATTGCCGCCCTGCGGATGGGGTCTTTGATCTTCTGCTTGATGGAGTGAACAACGCGATTGATTTCATCGGTTGAATACATATTCCGGGCTGTCCACTCGGCTTTTGCCCTAACGTAATCATTGACTTCAGGGATTCCCTTCAAAGCGCGAATCATGCGGTCATACGTTTTCCCGGCCTTCTCTCGGAAAGATGGTGCACGTGGGATAACCTCCCCCGTCCTTGGATCGCGATATTCCCCATCCTTGAGGGTTTGTGCGATACGTTCATCTTCAGGGTTAAAGAACTTCCTGGCTTTCTCTCCCCTCGCCTCTTGCGGTGCATCCTGTTGGAAGAAATGGTTATCATCATTCCCGGCAATCTGCCTGATCGCTTCGGCCCTAGCCTCATTGTCCCCCTTGGTGTATTGCACAACGTGAACCCCCTTTGCCTCTAGCTTTGCAATAACCTCCGGGCTTGTTCCTTCAGGAACTACCGCCCCGGTGAACTCATGCAATCCAACCCCCCTTTGAATCTTTGATTCAAAATACTCGGTTGGGAGATTGCGGAGTTTTTCTAGGTAATTGCGCCATTGTTCAAAAGGTGCGCCATCGGGATACATCTCCCGCAGATACTTGATATTTTCCGATCCACCTTCAGCAAGGGCCTTCAGGTCATCGGAAATAGCATCCATGTAGAATGTCGGCTTTGAACTGCGAACCTTCAACGCCTCTTCCGCGATTTTCTCAAACTCTCCATTTACCTCTTCCTTGAGGCGTTCCATCTCGGATTCAGAAACGATATGATCCCGGTGATTCCCGATTTGCTCAAGAGTTCGGAACTGCTTTGCCGCTTTGCTCCTGATGCTACCCACCCCGTAATTGAATCCCTCCCCGTCCCGTAGCTCCTTGGTCATCATCTTGACGACATTATCAAGGGTATGCGGGATGTATCGGCGGTTTCCTGAAGGGGTGTATCCGTTGAAGATTTGCTCCTTTTCGGTAGCTCCTGAGTCGGCAATGGCTTTAGAAAGCCAGTTCTTGAAATCCTCTTTTACTTCTTTGTTCTCATCTACAAAGTTACGGATGTCCCATCTTGCGGATTGAGCGCGGTATCTTTCATCCCCTGAAGGGCTAAAAGGAACGTCCTGGATAAGTCCAGTATCAGCAAGGAAAGCCGCAATGAAGATTTCCGATTCAGAGAATCGCTTCTCCATCGGCTTATCTGCGTTTTCGGATTCAAAACTTACAAAGAAATCTTTACGCAAGGATTCAGGCATCTTGTCCATTGCCTTCACCAGAATATCGCGCAACTTACCAGCCGCTTTCCTATCGGCTATGGTGTAGGAAATACTTGGATACCGGGGGCTATAAACATCAGCGTTGAACGTCTTTGCCTTCTTGTCGGCCTTGGGATCAATCAGGTCTTTAGGAGCAACAAGGGTAATGTCGCCAAAGCTATTGAAGCGGGATCTATCTGCCCGGATGACGGCAATAGAGGGAGCCGCAAGCCCATTGACTTTCAGAATGTTCTTCAGCTTTGCTTCATCCGTATTGTGAACGGCAACAAGGTTCTTCTCTGTGTCTTGCTGGAAGAAGTTCTGCCCAACCTCTTCAATACTCTGGCGCATCTCTGGCGTGATCTCGACTTTCCAGATTTGGGTTTCATCCAAAACGCTTCCCTCGCTATCCATTATTTGTTTTTGAGAGAACTGGCTTTCATCAGGAGTGAGGCTACCTTGCTCCACCTTTGCGCCCCACTTCTTGACGTACTTGCCAACCTCTTTAGGAAGGATCTGATCGTAGAAGCCCTTCATGCCTTCGCCGCCTACTTTTAGGGCTTGGCCTTTAATCGAAACCCATCCTGCACCATCAGGGGTTCCTTCGATCAGTTTTTTAGCAAGATCCTTTCCGATTAAATCTTCCAGTTCCTTTGGTTCGGCTTTTCTTTCGATCTCTGGTTCCTGATAAACATTAGGATCAACATTCCTTTTCCATGCTTGGAAGTATTTGTGTTCTGGGTTGTACCTGACTTCAGAAACTTGCTTACTCAAGTCATAGCGTTCGGCTTGCGTCTCTCCGCTAGTCCACCCAATCCACTCTTTGCCACTTGCGATTGCATCACGCAATGCCCTCTTGAACATCTGGACTGACCAATCCTTGCGGAAAGGTGCGTCTGGGACTGCATTAGGTTGATTAAGTAGTTTCCCTTCTTCTGCCAATGCCTTAAACTCTGGATTTGTTTCCTCAAGTCTTAGTAGCTCGTCAACATTACTAACCCCATTTTCTTTAGAGATTTCGTGTATCCGTTTTCTGATTTCTTTCAGACGTTCAGGATTTTGATACCCCTTTTCCCGTCCCTCCTGATGCCTGTCAGACTGAATCTCTTCGATAAAGAGACCCGGCTTTCCAGACGAATCGGTGCGCTCGTCTAGCCTCATGTGGGCTACATAGTTTGGGATGTCTGTGAAGTGGGAAGATGTGTAATTCTTGCCCGGCTCCCGTTGAATTGAATAAAGCTCCCTAGCTTCCTTGGAATCTTCACCAGTAAAGTTTTCTTTGAGCCATTGCTCATAAGGTTTTTTTACCTTAACCTCCGGCATCGTCAGCACAACCTCCCTGTAGTTCTCTCCGTTGGGGAGGGTGTAATTAAAATACTTGGGTCTGATCGTTTGATTTGGGAATCCCTCAACAGGTTCTTCCTTTAACGTCCTCTCTTCAAACTTCACCGCACCCTCGTTCTTGAGATAATCAAGCACCTCCTCCTTGGTGACACTCTTTTTGCCCTCCAAAAATCCATCCAGATTGCTCCATTTGATCTCGTCAGGCTTTACGCCACTTCCCTTTGCAGGGTCGATAATCGCCCGAATCTGATCCACGCTTGCCTTGTTCGGCATCTTGTCGGAAATCGTGCGTTGAAGTTGAGAGTAAAAGCCGGGTTCTACTTCGTGCCTGTCTGCGTCCCGCTGATAAAAATCATGGCTAGGGTTCGGCTGATCGTATGGGCCTAGCTCCGTATTATCCCCCATGTGGAACTTTATCAGGGCATCCGCTAGACGATTCCTTGCAGTCTCAACGTCACGCACAAAGTCACCCGACATCTTCCATCCCGTGAGTTCGGACAGAACTTGGTTCAGCCACTTGACTACGCGAGTCGCAAAATCCTTGAAGGCTTTAGGATTGCGATCCTGCAACTTTTCCAAGAATGATGGGTCTTGGAATGAGTCACCCAAGAAATCCGCGATATGCTCGTCAAAGAAACGGTGTGGCTTATACCCTGCCGCCCTATATTTCTCGTTAAGCCCATTCCAATCCTTGATGAGTGGGAGGAGTTCATCGCGTAAAGAAACAGCCAGCTTTGGGGCTTGCATCTCAATATGATGCCAAAGCTCATGCCCAAGCGTGAAAAGATGCGGCCTTGCACCGTCAACATTCAGGAAGATGTATTCCCCTAGCCTCGGGTCTTTTCCTACTACTCCGTTGATTCCGTCTCCCGGAAGCCCCTTGTATGCAACGATCTTTTTTCCAAAAATCTGGGCCAGCCTTGCGGCGAATAAAAACCTTGGGTTTTTCTTTAGTTCAGAAAGTTCTCGATCACTCGCGGGGGCAAACCTTTCTCGGTTATTCTTTCGTGGAGTAGTCGAATTGAGCAGCTGAATCGCTTCGTCGGAGCGTCGAGGGCTTTCCAAAACTCCTGCCGCCTCGCCCAAGTCATTTGCTTCAGGTGCTTTCGGAACTTCATGTTGGAAGAAACTGCCGCCGTTCTGCTTGATTGTCAATTCCCGTTCAATCCGACGATTCTCTTCCCTCCATGCTTCCTTCTCGGCCTCGGCTTTTTCCTTGGCCTTCTTCTTTTTCATCTCCTTGGCCCATGCCGCAGGGTCAACTTGCTTCAGGATGTCTAGCCGCTTCTGTTCTTTGATTGCGGCCTTCTGCTTGGCGATCTCAGCTTTCTGTGCCTTCCCAATCGCCACGGCTTGCTTGCTTGCCCGGTCGATATGGCTCCAAAGATCAGAGATAGAGGAATCAGGCGGGATATACCCTAGATCAATCAATGCCTGATGAGCTTGGTCAATAGACTGATTTCCACCGAAAATCTTGTTGTGTGATACAGCGGAGAGCTTCGGAGCATCGTCATACTCAGCGGCGTTATTCGTGCCGCGCACCTTGTCGAGTCGCGCCTGTGCTGAACGGGAACGGATCGGGTTTTCAAGGAGGTAGGCGATAACGGGATCTTCCCCAAAGAAGCCAAGGGAAACGCTACGCTTGTCCTTGTTGTCATTAGCGATAGGGGATTTATCCTCTGAAAGAACAATCTCTCTCTGCTTTGATAGTTCGGCTTGTCTAAGCCTGATCTCATCAATCCGATCTTGAATCAACTTAGCCCCTATCGTTCCGGGTGAGGCTTTTGGAAGCTCCTCAATAACAAGCCTATTTTGCTCATCCGTGAGGGCTTGAAGCTCTTCATCTGCTGGATTGCTATAAGTATCAGCCTCCTCATCAGAAAGATCATCCATCCGATCTTCTGGAACGGGTTGCTTGGGAGCTGGCGCTTCCTCCTCCGTAGCCGTGAGCCATTCATGTTTCTCGTTTGGATCGTCCTGCTTGGGAGCCTTGGAGGGATCGTAAGGCTTCTGAGCCGTGGCGCTATCGCCTGAAATTGCCTCTGATGAAGTTTGTTCTCCTGCTGCTCTTGATTGTGCATCTAGGTTTCCGCGATCAGCTACAGGGGCTTCTGTGGCTGGAGCATGAAAAGCGCCAAAAGCTCCCGTTGCTAGTCCCATTGGAACCGCATCAATGGCAAGTTGCTTCAGCTCTTCAGGGACATAGGGTTTCCCGCTGATCCATGAGTTGACAACATTCTGAGCCGCAATCACTGGCATCCCGGTAAGCCATCCCATTGCGCCTTGCTGGACTACCCGCAAGACGGGATTGGCAATCTTACTCTGCATTGAGAGAGGAAGCGCCCCGGTTACGGCTGTAGTTACGGCAGACGCGACACCTTTAGAGACGGCTAGGAATTCACCATCTCCGTTCTCGACTGCCGCTTGTGCTGCCTCATCGCCAGCTTTCAAGGCGGGAAGCGCCATGGACTGAATGCCATGCTTGATCGAAGGCCATGCATCCTTGATAGCCGTGAAGAGTCCGGGGGCTTCTTCCGTTGCCAGCTTTGCGGCGTTCGCTTCAGCTCCTAGCCCTCCCGTTGCAAGCATCGCGGGAAGGTCTGCCGCCATAGATCCAAGCCCCTGCCCGATCTGACCAACTGCTCCCTGCTCCTCATTGGCTTGCGTCGAGTTGGCTTTGATTCCTGCATCATAGGAATCCATCAGGTCTTTCCAGTAGGAGTAAAAATCTGAACTACCCCCCAATCCCTTGACGGCTTTATCGGTGTAGTAGGCGATTGTTGCGGGGGCTGATGCAATGACCTTATCAGTCTGGTAGGTTGATTGATTGATTCCCCTGCCAACTGATTGCCAGAAACCAACCTCTTCTTTTTTGGGCTTATCAAGATCGGTAACAGGCAATGCCCTAGCGATCGGCATCCCGGTTTCATTGTCCTTCCATTTCTGAAGGCCCAACTGATCGGCAATTGAATCCGATACTTGAGGGAGGCCATCGGCGGGTGAGGAAGATTGGTCATTCTCTCCCCCATTGCTAGTTAGCACAAAGCCGGGTGGTAGCTTTGCCGCCGATGGTTGTTGGGTAGGCGAACCTTCCAACTGAAAGCCGGGAGGGAGTCCCGTTGAGGAATGCCCAAGGATGCGGTATTGCATCGGGCTTTTCCCGTCTCCTCCAAGGATCGAATTAGCCCCATGCGTGAGGTCGATAGCCGGGGAGCCGTCCCGCGCCTCTACCCATGAGGCGGGTCCTTTGTCCACAATCGGAGCAACGATCTTCTTCCCGGTAGCAGGGTTGGTGACTTCCACCAAAGCCTTATGAGCCGCACCCTCATCGCCAAATGCTTCACGCAAGACATGACGGGGAAGAGATACCCCGACAAGATCCGGGTTGTTCGTATCATCCCCCCATGCCCCTACCCCGTTATCTTCAGGGTCATTATATCCAAACTCGGAAGCTAGTGCCGCTGTGGTGGCATCAGATGGTTCATTCAGGACAAAACCGGGAGGAAGTTGGGAAGATGCCATATGCAATTATTGGCTAACCCATGCGCCGTTTGTAAATACCAAGGTTTCCCCGGTGGAAGGATTTGTTGCAGTTGCTCCTTCCTGAACTCCCCCGCCTCCTGCGGATGCTGATGGGGTAGACATTTGCCCATTCCAAGCCGGGGCCGTATGAGCCGGGGTTGCTGGCTTTGCTCCCCAAGTTCCAAGGGGGCCAAGATTCCACCCTTCAACTGCGGGAGTCCCATTGTTGAAAGCGGGAATATCTGGCTGTTGAATTGTTTTTACACCCATTGCAACAGTCCCATGATAAAGCCCCTGAATGGCTTGTGCATTTGAATCATAGGAAGCCTGATCCCCTCGGTTTCTAGCATCATTAAGGGCTTTCTGATAAATACCAAGTTGCCTCGTATAATTATTCGCCGCCGCCCATTTTTGCTTTTGATCTTGGGATAATGCCTGTGCCGCTTGTTGAGCCGACCTGATTTGTGGAATCTGATCGTAATAGTTGGCGCGGGACTGAAGAAGCTGGTCAGTAATTTTTGACTGCCTGTGTTTATCCATTTGAAGCTGAAGAGCCATTTCAGACGTTCCACCAGTATGAGGCGCAACACTCCCGTCAGATTGACCATCCTCGCCTACTGTCGCCTGATAATCGGCATCGTTCTTGTTCATCAGGTCATTTGCAACCGCGTTATCTTTTTGGGTTTTTATCCCCGAGGCGATTGAAGTTCCCGCCGACTGCATCGCGGAAAGAAGTTGTTCCTGTTGCTTCTGTTTAATCAGGGCGTTTTCTTCAGCCGCTTTTTCATTGATAGCCGCTTGTCGCCCCTGCTTGTTAAGGAGCATTTCTGTGAATTGTGGGCCGTATCCTGCCATAGTTTTAAGTGGTTAAGGTTTATCGTGAGGCGGCGTAGCTTCCTACTCCTCCAATAATTGCTCCTCCAATAGCTCCAGCAACCGTCCCGATTCCCGGAACAACAGATCCCATCATTGCTCCAGCAGCCGCGCCAGAAAGTGCGCCTGTTCCAGCCGACATCAGGCCGTTGCCACCAATTCGAGGTTGCGTGTAAGGGTCATAAAGCCCATTTGCAACACTCGTATTGTATAGGAAGTTATCGAACTGATTCTGATAATTCGTGTTTGCCTGTTGCAGAGTCGCCGCTGTGTCGAAGTTCGTGTTGGTTGTCTGCGAAGTCATCGGAGCGACTTGAGCCGGGGCGTATGGAAGCGTTTGGCTATACTCGGAAAAAAGATCCCCTGCACCCCTAGACTGAAGGAATTGAACCCCTTGTTGCTGGCGTTGATTGTAAAGGTTTATCCGAGCCTGTGCGTTGTTAAATGCCTCTTCTGCGGTAGGGGCTGGGCCATACCAGTTGCCTCGTGCCGTCTGTGCCGCACGGCTCGCCTGATTGACTTGCTGATTGAGGTCATCTCCAAGGTTGTAACCATCTTGCAATCCCTTGAGTGCATTTGTGCCTAGCTGATTCCTTACCGCCTGAAATTCTGGGTCAGTCTGATTGATGATACCCGTCAGAGTTGCGGCATTTTTTGGCGCATACTTTGCATTAAGATCCGTTGAAAGCTGGGCCTGTTTAGGTGCGTATTCTTGAGTAAGGTTCCATTGTTGTTTTGCAAATTTAGGTTTAGTCTCAAGAATAGCTTGAGCCGCCGCCTTGTAGTCGGGAGGCTGATATGGATAGTAGTTTGCTGGGTTGTTTGCTGTGTTTGCCATTTTAGTTCCTCCTGAGTTCCATTGTGTCCACAAAAGCCGAAAGTGTTACCTCGTGGATATTGAGACAGCCTTTTGTGCAAATGATTTCTAGTTGTATCTCCCTAAAGGAAGGGAGTTGATGAAGAGGGAATCGTTGTTTTGCCCACCCCGGAGAGGATGGGAATGAAACTGGAAACGTGATTGGAAAAGGAACTTGTGGAACATCGTTAACGATGTATTCCAGTAAAATAGGAGGTGCGCCATCAAGGATCGCATATACGGCAAATGATACAGAACTGGTGACATATTCAAGTTCCAGATAAAACCCGCTTTTGGGATTTACGGGTTCGTTGAACGTCATCGCCCTAGTCCGAAGCGTTGCCGTGAAGTCCTGCGGATTCGGGAATGTAATCGGGAATGTAATCGGGAAAGAAAACGTCCCCGGAGCTTCAAGGTAGGAATCATTTCCATCAGCGGCCTCATAATCAAGCCACTCATAAATGCTACTGTCTAGCGTTCCGTAAAGAAGCCTCTCCCCTCCATTGTATTGCTGGCGATAGAAACATGATGCGTTCCATCCCGTAATCGTTGACCAGCTACCCGTCAGAGTGTTGAAAACGAGGGTGGTATTGTTCTCGGAAGAACTGACAGGGATGGAAAGGATATATCGGTTATTGTAAAATTCAGCCGTAGCCTTGTAAGCGTAGTTCCAATTTATCTTGTTTATGATGTCTTGGATAGGCTGGGAGATAGGCGTGGATATTTGGTTGTTTGAGGTAGCAAGCTGTTTTTGGATGCTCATCACGCCATTCCGCGATAGGAACCAGATGTCTTGCCCAACCTGAACCATCGTGTTTTTGCTGACGCATCCAATCGCGTTGTGAATCAGTTTGATCGGAAAGGCCGCAACGCTTGTCCCGGCATTGCTATACAGAGGGTTGCAGTCAACTACCCATGTTGACCCCTTCTTGCAAACGATCAGGTTAGAGTCTTGCCAAGGAATATGCCCGACAATGGGATCACCATCCCCGTTTCCGATGTAGAGACGCAGATTGACGGAATCCCAAGTGGAAGGCGCAAGAAACCCGCTAAAATCAACCGCTGAAGGGGCCGTAGCAATCCCGCTTGCGACAAGCCTAGTCCCAAGGGAGCAAACATTGGTGGCCTGTGGAGATCCCGCTAAGTCTGAAACAGTTGTTCCATCCCAAGTGCGAATCCTTGTTTTATTACTATCCGTCCAAAAGAGTTTGTCGGTCAGTTGGCAAATGTCAGGAACTTCCGTTGTATCGGTGATGTTTGCTGAGAATAGGTTAGCCCATGTTCCAGAAATAATATTCCAAGCAGTCCCACCAGAAAACCCAATGAGTTCTTTTCGCGTTGGTGTTTGGAAATAGAAGATCCCTTGGGTCTTGTAGGATGACCCTGCAAAGTTTCTATTCCCTACCTGGCGCGATCCCCTACGCTTCTTCAGTTCTCCGTTGATTTGAAGGTCAAAGTTTTCGATTTTCGCGGCCTCATTGACCCCAAGCAGATTAGCCCTCTTGAATGAAACTTGCCCACCATCGAAACGAGGGCATGAATCAAACGCAAGGGGGTCGTCGGTAGCGTCAGAGAAAAAGATCATCGCTTATGGAAGGTTGGCATAACCAAAATCATCGGGAGCCATCGCCGCATCCCACGGGACAAGCTGGGCAGAAGCCGCCGACTGATGACGTTCTAGATCAGCCATTTGTTGAGCCATCAGAGAACTTTCCTGCATCTTGATTTGAGCTTTCCCATATTGCCTCTGACCTTCCTGCATATCGGCAAGAGCCGCCGCAAGGAGGGCGTTATCAATTCCTGCAATCTCCGGGGAATCGGAGTCATTCACAAGTGGCTTGAAACGCCTTTTGAACAAGATCAGGAGTGAAAGCGTGTAATCAGGGGTAACTTGGAAATAAATCCTTTGGTGCTGGCGAGAGGTTTCAGGGGCATCCAGATTTAGGATGACGGATGAATCGGCCTTGGTGACAATGAGATCGCTATCCGTGGAATTTTTAGAAAGATCATAGATTTCATCATAGGAATTGACCGATGAGATCACAGATTTCCCGGCAAGAGTAATCGTTTCATAGACTTCCGTTGATCCATAAATTCCACGGATTGAAACTGAATATGTTGCGTTTGGATCGGAAGAAGTAACAAAGATTTTCCCGCTTGCAGGAGATACCGCAACGGCAGAAGGAGAAATGATGGAAAATCCTGCGGGTTGTCCTGTTCTCTCAAAAAGTCCGGGATCAACAGAAAAAACCGTTCCGAGGTCTTGAGGGAGAAGGTTGGTTTTATCCCCCCACCTTACAGCCATCACACGATCAACAATCCGTGGGAGAATCATTGTTCTCGTTACGCTTTCAGCAGGGATAGAGATTGTGCTGATCGCGTCTCTCCATGGACGAGAATCCCAAAGCATCTTATACCGTGCTTTGATATACGTTTTTGCTTCCGCAATGGATTGGGTATCCGTGCGGTGCATCTTGGTAGTCACCAAGTCGGCTAGTTCTGAAATGGTCATGGTTTTAGAAGGTTGCTTTGATTAGACAATCGGTTGTCCCGCTTTCACTTTGTCGGCCATTTGTGCAAGCGTTAGTCCTGTTCGATACTGGACATGAGGTTCGTCAACAATGGTTTTCCACGATCCCCCCCATTCCAGTTCTGGGAATTTGGCAACGACTTTGCCAATCTCCTTGTAAAGCGGAGACTCCTCTAAGTATCTGCCATCAGTAGTAAAAAGCCCGAGGTCAACGGCAATACCGTAATTGTGGTTAGATTGCCCTCCTTTAGCATTTGTGACTTTAGGGCCGGGTGCCGTGCGTCCCTTGGCATAAAGCGCATCCTGCTCTGCCCATGTTCTATTTCCGCTGATGATACGAACGTCCACTCCCTTCTCTTGAAAGTGCTTCTTTGCTTCAATCAGGAAATTGGCAAAGACGGGCTGAACCTTAAGAATCAAGGTGGCGAGGTTCTTGGCTGAACGTGGGTCGATCATTTTGAAGCCCCCTTGATCTTTTCCCAAGTGCGGAAGCCCCCGAGTCCAAGGAGTCCGAAGAGTACCGTATTCAGCGCATCGTGATCTAGGGCAACTACAGGCGCGGGTTGTTTGTAAGCAAGTGCGTAGAAGAAGCTGAAGAAGGGTTGACCCACGAACTGCCAAGCAAAGGCAGTCGCGCATACCCAGCCCACGCAGGGTCTCCATCCGCTAGTAAAAAGGTTGGGAGATGCAGCCTCCACTTGATTGATTTCTGCCTGTGATTTTGCGGCATCGGCTTCAATCTGGATCAACTGTTGTTGAAGCTCCGCTTGGAGCTTCACTTGCTGATCCCTATCAGGAACAAACTTGTTGACGATCCCTCCAATCGTCGTGACCATTTGTGGAATATCCCAAAGCATATTTTATTTATTCAACGTTTGCGTCAGGGTGTTTTTCCAACCAAAGCTTTGTGACTTTAGGTTTCATAAAGTCTCTGTCTTTTTCAAGAGTTTGCTGTGAATAATGATCCGTTACCATGATTACAACGCCAGCAGACATTAACCCTACAATTGGAACGCCTATCCATTTGATAAACCCAAGTATGGCTTTGAGCGTGTCGAGAATATCGTCGTGATTGTTTGGTGATGTCATAAATCAGGATTTGTTGCATAGGTAAGCAAGTGAAACTGCAATGTAGATAACCGCCCCTGTAATGTTGTCATCTTTCCACCCCTTTTTCACAAGGTCGGTACGGATCTTGTTATACGCGATTTGTGTACGGGTCGGCCCGGTGTAGGAGAGGCCGGTTGCTTTGGCTTCCACAGAAACGGCAAGTACCTGACCCTTCGCAATCGGGTAGCAACGGACTAGGAGCCAGATGTCTTTAAGCAGTTGCATCGGGAGTCTCGGTGATGGTGCAAGCCGACTCTGGCAGCCAAGTAAGTTCGGCTCCGTAGATTGGGAACAATGCCTGTTTCTCCATTCACCGCAATCGTTAGCGCATCAAGATTCTTGATTCCGCTGCGCTTGAGAGTGAGAGATTTCATTAGAGGTATGTGATATTGACCAAAAAATCTCCCGCTGAAACAGCAGTTGCATCAAGGAGTGCTGAACCAGTGGTCAAAGCGTAGGAGAGTGCTGTGCCGACTCGTATTGACCAAAACGATGTAGATAGGTCAATCGTGCTATTCGGAGGTATTCCAACATTCAGGTTTGGCGTGGTTGTTCCGACTGTAAACGTGCTGGCGTTATAGATCTTGATGAAACGCCAAGATGCAGTCGTGTTGGTTAGCCAAATAGTTCCAACGTTCCTCTGTCCAGATATTGTTGTTGCGTTTGTGCCAGCCGCAGAAACAAGTGTGTGAAACGAGTAGAATCCCTGCGACCCCACATTGACACCTTGAGCTGTAGTTACAGATCCAGTTATGGTAGAAGTTAAAATAGGAGATGGAGCAGTTGTGTTACTCAACGATACGACCAGACTTGTAAGCCCAGATGTAACCGTGCCAGTAACAATCATGCGGAAATACAAAAACCCATAAGTAGGAGAAGTCCATGCAGAGAGGTTTGTATATTGATACAGGACGTTACTAGGAGAATAATTAGTGCTTCCGTCTGCGCGATTGAAACTGATTGGAATCCAGTTTGTGTTGTCGTTGGAAAACTGAAACTGGATCTGTCCTCCGGTTCCAACGGCAATATCAGCAACCGCTATATTCCTGTAGCTACCAATAGCAGTAGATGGAATCACAACCGTACTTGACGAAATAGCTCCAGTAAAACTGTAGGAGATCGTTTGTGGTGCTGGATTATTCGATGTTATCGCGCCAACCCTTTGGGTTGTCGAAGTAATTACACCTCCTCCGAGTTGTACGCTTGGAGTCGTAATCAGCCTTCCATTCACATCAGTCTGAAGCGTGGAAGAGGCTCCGCTGGTGTATGTGGGGAGGGTTGAATTGTAAGCAGCACTTGCCCCGCCGCCACCTCCCCCGCCACCCGTGACAGCGATGCTTCCCGTGGCAAGTTGGGTTTTTACCGAGGCCAGGTCGGCGGCTTGAGTCGTAAGCAACGCATTGGTCGTGTCCTGCTTGGACTCAATCAAGGACAGGTCAGCGGTTAGGTTTGCCTCTGTGTCAACGAGAAGGCGACCAGTATCTTTGTCGATATGAAGAAGCGCGGCATCATCGACAACAAGCGAGTTATCTGCGTCTTTATCAACGGCAATAGCCGTTTGAAGTGATGTAGAGTTAAATCGCTTCGCCATATCAGTTTAAGCAATCAGGCCAAACGGCCTTAATTTCTTCAAGGGTGTCGGGAAGTTCGATTTTGGTAACATCCCTAAGTTCCTGTTTCTTCAGCGCGATTGCAGAAGCGGCAACGTGGTCTTCGACCTCGATTGCTTTCATATAATCAACGTCGAGCTTTTGGAGCTTTGGTTTGCGAGCCTCGCGGAATTTTTCGAGGTGGATAGCCTTGGCTTTGTCGAGGTTGACTGCCGCGCCGTCCTCCTCGTGAAACTCGTAGGCGTTGAAGTAGTCGTTATCAACGTGTGAAAGGTCATCCACGATCTTGAAAGGAAGTCCTTCAGGAACATCCTTCGCGGCGATCTCTTTGATGGAAAGGCTCGGATCAGCGGGGATGATGACCGCGACTTGTCCGTTAGTCTGGGGATATGTGATGAATGGCATAAAATTAGTTTCCAAAAATTTGAACAAACGCTTCGGCGGGATCATATACAACTGATGTATCTACTCTTGCAAAATTAAGCATTACAGATGTAGTTATCCGATTTGCTGGGCTTCGGCAGCTTCCAAGAACAATTAGCGATGTAGTAGATACCGCAATTGAATAATTTGCGTTACCAAGCGGACTAGAAAAGTTGATTGTATATATTCCTGTTGAAACCCTAGTTACAGAACTTACATTATAGCTGTCTTGAACTGTTGGAGTAGCTGTTCCTGTAAAATTCACCCACGCTTTTGCATATTTTGGGTTAGATGCGCTAACAATCGCTGAAGCAACCTGATTCACAATCCCGGCGGATATTCCGGGAGTATTCATGGAAGTTACTGCATTGAAGAAACAGACGGGAGTTCCAGTCGCAAGCGTTTGGGTAGCCGCCGCCGACAGCGTGACAGTTAATCCGACAATCGAAACAACCGTTGCACCAACAGGGATGCCATACCCGCCAACAACCATTCCAGCCGTGATGCCTGTGGCACTAGCAACGACAAGGGAGGTTGTCCCGTTTGTGATTGCTCCCGTTGTATAGATTCCAGTTCCGTCAGAGGTAGAGGCGTTGAAAGATGACTTCAGCACCGAGATCGGCAATGAAGAGAGAGCCGCACCAGCGGCATCAGAAATCAAGGTAAGGTCAGAAGCGGCAACAGAAGAACGGGCGGTCTTTGCAGACAAAAAGCCATTCTTGATCGTTGCGTCATTGATTGCAGAATTAAAAGTAGAAGCGGGATATGTCTGCCCATCTTGGAATGTCTGTCCCGCTGAAATGTCGTTTCCCATAAAAGTAGTGGTTAGTTGGCCCAAGCCTTTTTGATTTGTTCTTTCTTGAAAGCAGAACGGAATCGGCTTCCCTCACGTTCCTCTTTCTTATGGTGTTCCTTGAGCATCCTTGCATTGAAGGATGATTCCTCTGTAGCTCCCGGCACCAATACCCCTACGCGATCAGGAACAGTCTTGATTCGCTGAAGCACAATAGGCTTATTGCGATCTTCAACCGACCTTCTCAGGTCAATTTTCAATCCCGTTTCAGGATCTTCGTAGGTGTAAAGTGGCATGGGGGTTTAGTAGTTGGATTCTTCGTCGGCCTTATTTGCGGCCTTTTCTAACTCTTCATCGGTAGGGGCTTTCTCCTCGTCGCCCTTGTCGGGCTCGTCGGATTCGGACTCTCCGGGGCGTTCCCCATTGATGAAGGAAATCGAAACAGTTGCGTTGTCGCCAGAAATGCCAGTTACGACACCTTCAGCGTGAAAGGAAACAGGGTCATTGACCATGGGAAGCTCTCCCTCTTCGGATTCAGACTCGCCGCCAACCATAGGGGAAGCGGGAAGCTGAAGGCTTTTCAGGGGGATCTTGATAATGAGATTGCTCATAATTTTTATGGAGTGTTCCGGGAGAGGGCTTTTAAGTTCCCTCCCCCGGAGTTTGCATCCCTACAGATTAGACGTAGGCAGTCTTGGAGCGGGTAACGACAACCCATGCAGGGTTGAGCATTGCCGCCTGATAGTAGGCCTTCCAGCCGACGATAAGGTTCTGATTGAGCGGATCGCTCTTATCGGCCTTGTCGCTGATGATGACCTGTGGCTTGTAGGGAGAAGTTCCCGAAAGCTTCGCCACGCCATAGCTTCCCTGACCCGTGAAGATCGTGGAGAAGATGGTGGGGGTGGAAGTGTCGCGGGTTCCCTCCGTGGAGCTTTCACCCCACTCGTTCGTGGTGACGCAGTAGCGAACACCAGCCAGCATACCAATCTCGCCTTTGAAAAGCTGAGTGATAGCGGAGTAGGCAGACGCATTGACCCACGTGGAGTCAGTCATCAGGTCACGAGCGATACGAGGGCTGACGATACCAACATACTGCCCGTTGATACGGGGAGCCTTGTTGATGTTCAGGTTCGTCATCGCGTCCAGACCATCGGCATAGGTGAACTTACCAGCCGAGGTAGAGAGCGCACCGAGGGCCGCGAAGTTAGCCGCACCGCCGCTATAACGCTTGGTGGGGGTTCCTCCGATGATAGCCGCAAGGGTCATATCGTCGGCCTTGAGAGCGCAATCCTCGCCCATGAGGGTGATACCATCCTTCATCACGTTCAGGAGGGCAGTCCAACCGACGAGATCGGTGAACTTCATGGCCTCTCCAAGCTGGACGAGCGGGATGTCAACCGCCGTGTAGGAGAGATCCGTGAACGTATTGATGGGGGTCCCCTCAGTCAGCGTCTGCACGTTGGAAGAAGCCGCAACAACGGGACGGAAGAAACGAATGGTCTTGCCGCCCGTGTTTTTTGGAAGTTCTGCCTGTTTAGCAAACTGCTGAAGCTGAAGGGTGTGGATTGCGTGATCCAAGAGATCCTTGGAATATTTAGTCTGAAACTGATTGCTCAGCGTCGAAGTGGTATTGGCAGCCATATAATTGGTTGGTTAGGTTAGTAAGCTCCTCCGTCTGCTTCTGCCGCCATTCGTAGCAACTGGGCTTCCTGTTCAGCCCCAGACATCTCCTCAAAGGATTTGATGCTGGGACGCTTATTAGGGCCGTTACCTGAAAGACCCGTCAGCTTATTGAGTCGCTCGTTTTCTTTCTGAAGTTCTGAAACCTTATCTGTGAGGCCCGAAACCAAAGAGGCTTGACGCTGTGCTTTGGAGAAGGCGAAAGCCGCCTTGATCCCATCCGGGGAAGTGGAAAAAACAGGGTTCTCGTTAAGAACTTTCTGGAGGGCTTTCCCTGCTTCGCTTGAAGCGTCTCGCAGTTCTGGCTCCTGTTTGAAAATCTCTTCGAGGTTATTATTCCATCCCCTTACTAACTCTTCTTGCTGAGCTTTGGATCGCACCTGATCGGCTTCAAGCGCAAGGGCTTTAGCCTTCTCCATGGCACGTTCCGCTAGATCCGGGTCATCGGTTCGCTTGGCAAAGTCCTCGTAATCCTTGGCGGTATATCCCGCTGAATCCCGATACTCCTTTGCCTTGGCTTTCTCCAACTGAATCCCGGCTTCTTTTTCAGCAAGAATCCTTTCCCGTTCTGCAATCTGAGCGTTCCTTTCCTCCATCTTTTTCCAATTACGCTCAAACCGTTCTTGCTCCCGCTTTGCCTTGGAATACTTGCTTTCGGTAAGGTCGGTCTTGCCTTCCTTGTCAGCTTCTTCCTTGGCTTTCTGTTCGTCTGCCTCCTTGGTTTCAGGCCCCTTTTCAGGGTTGGTTTCCTGTTCTTTTGCAGATTTATCATCTGCGGTTTTGCCTTCCGTCTCTGGTGATGGAGACGATGGTTTCACCTCAATAGGGTCATCAGCCTTGATCTTTCCCTCATCGGCTTGCATGGCAAGGGTAAGGAGATCTGCTTCTGAAGCTACTGACTCCGTAGGCTGGTTTTCTGGAATTTCCATTACTGGTTCCTTTATTACGGGTTGAGTTGTTCAAGGGTGACGTTGCCCGTATCAACGCCCTCCTCGGATTGTTCGGGATCTTGCGGCGACCCGATTGCCGAAAGTGTCTGAATGTCGGTGAGGGCCAGCATGTAGCCAGCCGCCGAACCTGATGCGTGAGGCTCGCCCTTCTGGACGGCCTGTGCGTTCATCGAAAGAGAAGCATTGCGGAGTTTGGCAATGAGCTTTGCCCCCGCTGGGGTTTTCAGGAAATGGGCCAAGGCGCCGGCATCTTCCTTTTCCCAATCGGTTCCATCCGTCCACGCTCCCCCGGTGGAGAGGAGGAAACGCAATGCTGTGAAGAGGCGGGTGATCATTGCGCTGAAATCTGGTTGGGCCTTCCCTGCTTTTCAGGAAGTGGCTGGGCCTGAAGATCGGTAGGAACAGGGGCGGTCATACCGGGAGGGAGTTGCGGAGCGGGTGCGCCAGCGTCCTGGCTTACGGCAGGATTTACGGCCTTGCCGGGAAAAGGAATGAAACCCTGTTGCTGTTGGGCTTGCTGGTGCATCGCGGCGATATTCTTCACAATGGCAATCGCCTTGGCTTGGAGAGCATGAGCCGCCTTGGGGTTGCTCTTGGAAAGGGCTTCAATATGACCTTTGAGACGAGCGGAAAGGGCCTGTTGGCCTTCCGGGGTGAGTTGCTTGCCCTGCTTGGCTTCCCTTGCAAGATATTCCACGAGGAAATTCCCCTGAACATCGTTGTCGTCGGAGGGATCAATGGGAACAGCCATACCATCCTCAAGGGATGGAATCGCCAGCATGATACGCTTTACCTGATCCTGTTGTGCCGTTCCCGGATCACGATAGACCTTCTGGACAAGACCCGGCTCGTCGAGTTCAAGGATGCTCTTGGTAAGTTCTCCCTGATCGACAAAGGGAGACCCGGCAAACATCTGGAAACGATTGACGGCCTTCTTGAGTCGTCCCATCTGATTCCATGAGTCGGAAGATCCGTTGGGCTGGATGGTAAGAACTGCGTCGAAGGTTGCCTTGTCAGCGGTCTTTAACTCCATCTTCTGAAGGTATTCAAGATCCTGATCGTATTGGATGAGGAGACTCCAAGCCTGATTGTAGAGTGCGCCTAGCTGTCGGCGGGTCATCCGGGAGCGCATATCAACGATTGTGTTCATCGTCGCGCTAATCTGTTCTACCTCGGTAGCAGTCTTGCGTTCCTTGGTATTGATCTGTTGACCCGTTCCAAAGTCAGGGACAGCAATCCTCTGCTCTGCCACCATGCGGGTAGAGACCATTTCCTGATCCCAAGACATCGGGGGTGCGCCACGATCTACCGGGGAAATCTTGAAAGGAAGGATGTCGCCGGGACGCATACGGATATTACCGGCATTGGGAATGTCCCGATCAGCGTAGAAGAGAGGGCGATTGTAATAGCTCATCGCGTCATGCTTCTCGTTCCACATCTTGCAAAGGGATGATTCGAAGCTGGCAAGGATTTCCGTCACCCCGCGAGGGCTATAGTAGCTCTTATCCGTCTCCTCCATGGTGAAGTCGACAAAGGGGGCTTGCTCATGCTTGTAGGGAAGCCCATAGGTGTCCCGGATAGGATCTTGATCGGCATAGGGAGAAATCGTAGTGACTTCCCATCCGTCTTTGGTGCGCTGGTAAATCTCCCAAACGATGATGGTATCAGGGATAGAAGTATGGGTGATGCCTTCCCTGATGCGCTTGGTATTCTCTAGGTTGTTGGCTTCATTGTCGGCCTTGCCTCCGGTAATTCGCTTGATGAAATCCTCGTCCTGCTTGCGGTTCTCCGCACCGGGGCCATTCTTATACTTCCAAGGGGAAAGGTGATAAACATGAACAATCCTGTCGGCGTTCTGAAGCTCGTCGGTATCAGCCGGGACTATCAGGTAAATAGGTTCTACGGAGTCAAACCGAACCTGTTTCTTTTCGGTGTCCCAAGTGATCTTAACGATCCCGCGCCCATTCTGAAGGAGTCCATCAAAGACGTAGGCAATTTCCCTCTCAAGGTTGCTCTTGTGCTTGAGCTTGTAATCAAACCACCAAGCGGCTTGCTCGACTTGATCGGACATCTGCGGGTCTTTAGAGATAAAATCCGCTAGGCGATCAGTTGCGAAGAGTTGGTTGATATAGAACGGCTTGAACTTCTCAATGACTGTATCGACTAGCGGAAAGTGCATATCAGCCGCACCGGGGAACGGCTTGACCTTACGGCGAAGTCCATCCCGGCGCATCTGATACCAGACTGCTTGACGATCAGCCCAAACACGGCGGTTCTTGATGTCATCGCGCACAGCGGCGATTAACTCCGTGAGGGAAGTATCAACCTTTAGCTCGTCTGGTTTTTGATCGTTCATCGGTTAATCTCCGCAATGCGCCCCGGCAATCAGGACCCCCTCGTTATTCAAGTCTTGGGCAAAGCCTTCAGATAGGAACTCCATCCAAGGGGGATTGACATCCGCTCCCCGGTTGATGACTTGAAGCTTTCGGAGGGCAATGACGGCGGTAATAGCATCAGCCTGGTCGGGGGATTTGATTCCCCGCTTCCTCATGTCCTCTTTGCTTTCGGCCTTAATGCGTCCCTTGGAGTCAGCGAACCGCTTCCGGGAAACGAGTTGAGAGCGAAGCGTGGAATCATCAGGTATAATCACCTTGCCATTGGCGACTTCACGCCCTGCGGTTTCCCATACTTCAGCGGAACGATTAGCAAAATCCTCGGAACGAATAGCCTCCTCCCCGGCATTAAAGCGATTGATGGGCCAGCCTAGTTCATGGAAACGGGCAATCATGGGCTTTCCTGCCCCGCCGTTGTCCCCGTAAATCTCTTCAGGGACGAATCCAAGGGATCGGAACTCACGAATGAACTCCCCGATGGCCGCCATTTCATTTGTCTCACGCCAAGCCCGGACAATGCGGCAACGATTCCCTTCCCGAACGGCTAGGACATTCTCATCCCCTCCCCCGGCAAAGTCACAAAAGGCAACACGATCCCCGCGATTCCATTCAGGGGGATTATTTACGGCCTTATCTACGGCATTCAGGGTAAAGAAAAACGAGCTTTCAGCGTCACGAGACATGAACTCGGAGTAAAGCGTTGACCGGGTAAAGGGATGATCGGCCCCATAGGTGGCAAGAATGTCGTTGATCCTGCTTTCCGGGATATGGGGACACTCCTCAAGTCCCACCCTGCGGGTCTTGAACTGATCGGCCTTAGAGGTATGGCTTTCGTAGAAGCGGCCTTGGGTGAGTCCCGTAGAGGAAATGTAGAGAAGGCCGTTGTAAGTGCATCGGTCGAACGCCTCAAAGATGTTCTCCGGGATACTCTTTGCCTCGTCTGCAATGAGGAGAAGGGGGCCTTCAGGTTGCTTGTGCCAGCCTTCAGCCCTACCGGGATCATCGGTTGTGAATCCAATGATACGCCCCCCGGTAGGGGTTTCGATGAATCGACGGTTCCACGTGAATTTGTCGAACTTGGTTTTGTGTTGTTCGATGGCTGGCCAGATTTGTTGATCTAGCTGGCGGGAATCCTTGGAGGTAATGACAACAGTTGCACGGGGGGCCATGCAAACCCACCAAAGGGCAAGAGCGGCAATGACACGCTCGGATTTACCTGATCCGTTGGGAGCGGCAACGCTTCCTTTGATACGCTCCCCTGTATTGGCATACCAATTCAGGACTTCCTTCTGCCAAGGGTAGAACTGGCAACCAAGGATGGTGCGCCCAAAGTTGACCGGGGCGGCGAGTTTCGCCATGGGGGAAGTCTTAACGGCCTTGGGCTTGCGTTGCTTGCTTTCTTCTACCATTGCCGGGAGTGTAGCCGTTGCGCTCATTTCACGGCCTCCTGAAGCTCTTTATACCCTTGCTGAAGCTGGTGAAGCATCTCCGGGGTAACGACAAGATCAATGTTGGTCTTGGGGGCCTCGTCCAGTTCCCCGGAAAGTTTGGCATCCAGTTCGATAGCCCGGAGCTTGCAAGGGAGCTTGTAGGATCGCTCTCCCTCTTTACCTATCTTGTATTCTTGGCAAAGGTCAGAAGCCTCGGTGATTTCTCCAACCTTGGACCTAACGACTCGTGCAAGGAAGGAACGGCGTTCTGCCATAGTGAGGGCGGCGGCTTCAATAGCTTTTTCCTCTACCCTTGCGGCGACTCGCTCAATGTATGCCTTGACCTCTGTAAGCTCTTTTAATCGGCCTCCCGCGACATTCGCGCTCTCCCTCGTGCATTTGCTAGAGATTGCCTTGTGATAGGCATCGGCAAGCGTTTCACCTGCAATAATCAGGTCGGCAAACTTGCGATTCTTGGGAGAAATCCTTGGCACAACGATAGATAAACACTCTAAAAAAGAAAAAGTCTATCGTTTCGTTGTTTGATTATGTTTGATTATGTTTGATTGTGGGAATTGCCGGGTGAATTGCATAAATCAAACATAATTGAACACTTGCGGCGTTGAATTTGCTTGACGGGTTTTGTTATAATTTTTCCCAACAGATACCGCATCCGTAAAAAACGGATCATATTCACCATCTCGGAAATACTGAATCCAGTAGTGTCTAGCCTCTAGTTCAAGGAGGGCTAATCGGGGCGTTATATCAAATCAAATTGTTCAATGATCCCAGCTTTTTTGATGTCGGTTGTGGCAGAAACAGGGCGTGTCCCGAGCGTTAAATTGCCCTTTGCTGCGGTGATTCGTTTTTGCTGAAGTGGCCCATATTCGGGGTTCACTTCGCACCCGCAATATCGACGGCCAAGGCTCAAAGCTGTGGCTGCGGTCGTACCGCTACCCATGAATGGGTCGAACACCACGTCTCCTACTCGGCTTCCAGCAAGGATGCAGGGTTCAATCAGCGCGGTCGGGAAGGTGGCGAAGTGCGCCCCTTTGAATGGCTTCGTAGCGACTGACCAGACGGAGCGTCGGTTTCGGGTTCCACCTCCCACCGCCTCTTCTTTGGCCGCCTCCGTGTCAAAGAAATACCGAGACGATTTTGACATGAGGAAAATATACTCATGCGCCTTGGTACACCTGTCTTTGACAGGCTCGGGCATCGGGTTCGGTTTGTTCCAAATGATGTCTTGCCGTAGATACCAGCCGTCCGCTTGTAGCGCGAACGCGACCCTCCACGGGATACCGATTAGGTCTTTCGACTTGAATCCCTCTA